AAGACTCACGTAACCTCAACTTCTCGAACCGCCCGGTGCGGACCCGCATGCCGGGTGGTGTGGGAGGGGCGCAGCGAGAGCTGCCCCCTATCCCGATGTGATTGTCTTCATGGCGTCAGGTGCTCGCGTTCGCCAGATTGGCGGAGGCTCGGCCGAGATACGCCTGCGCGGCTGCAAGGCAGGCAAGCTGCTGCGCCGTTGCGGTGGCTGCCGCCAGGGTCGCAATGCCGGCCTCGGCTGATCCGACGCCGAAGGTGAGATTGGCCATCGTGGTCTCCTGGGACTGCACCGCTCCACCGAGACTGGTTTGAGCGGCAGTCAGGCTCGATTGCGCGGCGGTGTAGGCACCGGTCTGCTGCACCGTCGCCTGCGGTACCGCGAGCGCGGCTTGGGCGCCGGACAGATCGACACCGGCGATCACCGCCATGGTTGCCGCGGTGGCGACATCCGCTACGGCGAGGACCGCCAGCGATGCGACGGCATCGATCAGCGCTGCGGTTTCATCGCGCACGACCGTGCAAACAAGCCGGAACGGAATCCACCAGCCATTCTGATAGTCGGCGACAAACTGGCTGACCACGACGGTGTAGAAGGCCACGTCCCAGGTCAGCGGGATCGGCAGGCCACTCGCGCGCAATTCGTCGATGGCGCATGCCCGCGGCATGGCGTCCGCGCCCGAGAAGATGCCGCAGAACGCGATCTCGGCGTCGTCCCGGCCAAGCGAATCCACGACGCGCGCACCGCCGACCAGGCGGTGGACGGCAAGCTGTTGTCGGCCGCCGAAGCTGACCCCGGCGGGTACTTCGAAGTCTTGAAAAATAACCGGGCCGAGGACGAGCGTGGTATCGGACATTGTGACCTCTCGCGCGGCGTTGGTCGGCCGCAGCCTGTTGGCACCGCGACCGCGCGCTCAGAATCCAGTCGCGGGACCGGCCCAGCCAGGGGTCAAGCGCGGATCGACAGCGGCGATACCGGACGGTGGCCGAACCAGCTGCCGTTCAAGATGGCGCGTGACCCAACGTCCGAGCACCGCGCCGTCGATATACAGATCGGCCTGGGTTGGCTGTGGGGCGGCGGTTTCGGGAAGCGTCGGCGGCCCGACCAATTCACCCCGGTTATCCGGCACATCGGATGGCGGCTTCGTCGCCGGCGTCGGCGCGGCTGGTGCGGATTGCCGTGGGATTGGCATGATTTCGATCGATGGTACCGGCGGAAACGAACCGACCGGGGCGCTGGGTTGATCCTTGGCGGGCAAGGTTAGAGCGGCCAACCGCACCGCCTCTGGCCGCTGCGGAGGCGCCACGGGTTGTTTTGCTGCAGCGGCGCGACCCGGCGGCGGCGGCGGCGGTTGGGTTGCTGTAGCGGCTGGTGCCGGTGGTGCCGCTCGCTGCGCCGCTGTGGCGACCGGTCCCGCTGGGGGCGAAGCGCGGGTGCCTTCAGTTCGCTCGGGCAGGATACGGCGGGCTAGCAGGGCAAGCGCCTCGGGCTGAACGGCGCGCGCCGGAACGGGAGGGGCCGCTGCCGAGGTCTGTGACGGGGACGGCATGGTCGTCGCAGCGGAAGGCGGTGCCATGACCGCTTGCGTGGTCTTGCCTGGCGGCCGGCCCTCCGAACGAGCGGCAGCGGGCAGTGGCGGAGCGGTCATCCCGGCGACGGCAGGCGCAGGCCGCACGGCGACTGTGGCGGTCGCAGGCGCAGGCGACACCGCGAACGGCCGCACGACCTCCGTGGGCGGTTCCAGCTTCGGCGCGGCAAGAAACGATTGAACCGGAGGAGCCGGTTCGAGGCTTTCCGGCTTGCCGGCCGCCACGGGCCCCGGAGTCGGAAGCGGGCGCGCAGCATGCATGGCCGGGATGTCGCCGAACCTGGTCCAGTCAACAACGCCGGCCAGAGCATTCATGCCCGCCATCGCCCCGGCGGCGCTCTGGACGGCGCCATCCAGCAGCGTCAGCTCCTTGCGGATGGCCGCGATGCCGGACGAGACGCCGTCATTCAGTGCGAGGGTGATGCCGATGGTGTAGGCGTCGATCATATCATCCGCCTCTCAATGCCTCGACGACGCTCGCGGCGACGATGTCCACCGCCTCGTCCGCGACGGCTTGGGCGGCCCGGGTGAGGATCGGATCAGGCGGCATAGCCCGAGATCCCAACTCGATGTCCGGGACGCGCGGGTTCGTGCTGCCGATCACGGCTCGATCTTCGCCGACCGTGCCGCTGATCGATGATGAAAGCTCCAGGGGCAGGTCTTGCCGGACCGACTCCTCGATGACGGCGGCGGCGCGGGCCAATCCGGCCGTCCGCGCATCACGAAGATCCAGATCGGCAAGGCGTTGCGACAGCTCACGCAGGCCGGACATCGAGATCACGGATCATCCTTCCAGCCGAGCCGATCCCAGTCGAACACGCGGCCATCGAGCGTTCCCATCACCACGACGAACGCGAGCCGTTCGTCCGGCGGAAGACTGAAGGCGATGTCGAACGGCACCCCGTTCCTGACCAGATACAGACAGTCGGTCAGGTCGGGGTGCCGCGCGAGTTTCCCGCGTTGACAACAAGGTCCGCGCCGGCGGCCTCGCCCAGGTGCTGGAAGGCCTCGGCGACCGCGGCGATTCCGCTGTCGCCAAGCCGGCTGACCATCGCCTCGATCTGCGGTTCGTTCGTCGGCGGCGGGATCGGCACGTCGTCGATCGCCGTCACCGAGCTTGCCAGCATCGCCATCCCGAGCCAGGGCTGGTTCTGCGACAAGGCCGGCCCCGCCGCCTTGAACAGGCGCAGCTTGTCGAGCGCGGTCAGGCGCCGCAGCGTCAGGCGGCGCCCATCGCTTGCAGTCAGCGTCAGGCCGTCAGCCGCGGTTGTCAGCGTGATGTCGGACAGCGTGATCATACGCGGCGCCGCCTGGTCGCGAAGTATTCAAGCTTCTGCTTGACGCTGGCGTCGCCCTTCCAAAGCCCGGCGCTTGCCAGTTTGAACGTCACGTTGTCGTACTGGTAGGTGGACGTCGAGCCATCCGTCTCGCTGACGTATTGGTACATCGTGCCAGGAGTCGCCGGTCCGCCGGTGAAGAACTGCTGCTCCATGCCGGCGATGAAGTCGTCGGCGGCGGAGTTGCCGCGCTCGATCTCGAAGCTGCCCTCCCAGCCGCGGGGCAGCTCGGTGCCGACCTGCGTGCCATCCAGCCGGCTGACGCGGATCGAGTGCGTGAGCTGCCGGCTTTCAAACCCGGTGACGTGGTTCAGATCGACACGGCCCGAAGGTCCCATGACGACCAACTGCGTGTCGCGGCCGACGGAAAACGTCGTGAGTGACATGCCGTTTGCTCCTTAGGAAGACTGGCCGCTGGGAAGCGTCTGACGGGATACCTGCACGGTCTGGCCGCCTTCGATGTTGACGATGAACTTCTCGTTGATCGACTGGTATTGGATCTGGGCGTCGGATTGGACGTAGCCCAGCCCGGTGCGGCTCGACGGATTGTTGGAGGTATCGCAGACCACGTTGAACGGCAGGGTCCCGTCCGTGCTGCCGAGCAGCCCTTGCGACAGCATGTTCTGCAGGAACGCCATCTGCGTCGCCCGGATCTGCAGGAACAGATCGGCGTTGATGACCTGCCCGACATAGGCTCCCATGCCGGCGGCCAGTGTCGCGGCGATGTAGTTCGTCAGCCGCGTGTAGTTGTCGCCATTCGTCGCCGCGTCGGACGAAGAATTATGTCCACCGCGCACACCCCAGAACGACCCGCCGGGCTGCGGGTTCGCGATCACGTCGATGCCGACGCCCAGCAGGACCGCCAGATCGGCGCTGGAATAGGAATTGTTCTGCCCTGAGCCGGGCGTTCCCGACTTCTGGCTGCCGATGATCCCATACAGCGGCTTGTTGAGGCTGGACTGCTCGGGTGACAGGTTCGCCAGCCGCCCGGCTGCAAAGCCCTGCGGCGAAACCAGCCGCACCGTTGCGTTGACCTGGTCCGACCACCATAGCCAGTCGCCGAACATCAGCTTCGCGGCGTAGCTGTCGAGGCCGGCCTGCTGCTTCACCGCGACGGCGTTTTGAATCGTGTCGCCGGCCGGGCCGGTCAGGATCATGTAGATCCCCTCCTGCAACCCGAAGCCCGCCTGGATCGTCCAGAAATCCGGATCATCGGCGTCGGCCAGCAGCGCGATGCCGCATCCTTGGCCGCGCAGCGCATACAGGCCGGTCCGTGGCAGCACATCGTTGCCCACCAGCAGCGCGACCGAAACCCCGCTGGCGCCGTCGGTGCCGGCATTGCCGCCACCAAGCGAAAACGAGCAGGCGGCGGGCGTTGCAGTTGCCCCGCCGGCGCTGGCCGCGACCAGTTGCGAAGGACCGCGTTGCGGCCCCTGGCCCTGATTGACCGCGGCCGCCAGTGCCGTCCAGAAGGTCGCGCCGGTGCCGCCGATATTGTCGTAGACCTCCGGCTGCAGCCCAGGCAGCGAGATCGTCAGCCGCCAGGTGTTTGCTTTCGAACCGGCGGCGAGGGACAGGGTCACCTGGTTGCCGAGCGAGCCCGTGTAGAGCGCGGTGAAGGTGACGGTCGTGCTGGGAAACACGGTCTGCGCCGCCGTGTCCGTGCCATCGCTCACCCGCACGCAGCGAAAATCCTGCGCCCCCTGCTGCACCGCGGTCGCGACCTGAGTCCCCATATCATATTGGCGCGCGACGACCGGTCCGAAGCTTTGCGCATAGTCGGCCATGGTGGCGACGATGACGG